AATGAGAATACTGAACGATACAACCGAACTCCAGATCCGGCTTAGGCCCGATGAGGTTGACGGGTTTATTGATATGGTTCTGGGTGCACCATACTCGCCGGTTCGGCGGGCACTGGTGGACGGAATGCCCACGATGTGAATCAGGTGTATAACTGGCTCTTGGAAGTAAGTCGGGGGAATGAATGAGAGTTCTTGTTGCGTGTGAGTTCTCCGGCACGGTTCGGGATGCATTTCGTCAGTGCGGACATACTGCCGTCAGTGCGGACATACTGCCGTCAAAGAAACCAGGAGAACATTATCAGGGAGATGTCAGGGATATTCTGTCAGATGGATGGGATCTTATGATTGCTCATCCACCATGCACATATCTATGTAACGGCGGTAATAATTGGTTGAATAGAAGACCAGATTTAAATTGGAGAGAGAACCGAGAAGTTGCATTTGGATTTTTCATGGAATTAATAAATGCACCAATTGAAAAAATATGTGTTGAAAATCCAATTGGGTGTATTTCAACAAAATATAGGAAACCAGATCAAATTATACATCCGTGGATGTTTGGGCATGATGTTAGAAAGGATACATGTTTATGGCTTAAAAATCTCCCAAAATTAGAACCCACTGACATTGTAGATCCACCATATAGAAAAATAGATTACTGGAGCACGAAACGCAATCCAGATGGGTACTCTTTGAAATCTATAACATATTCTGGAATTGCAGAGGCAATGGCTATCCAGTGGGGGAATGAATGACCGGTACGGATGCATGTGACACCCCGTTTGAATCAGATGTCAGAATCATTGACCGGATGGATGACTGGAAAAAGGTTCTTTCAAACGAACCATTCAAATCTCTGGTAGATTCCCTGAAACGCAAATACCCGAAAGAAGTTTCTCTTACATTAGATTACCGGGATATTCAGTCAGCCGGGAAACTCGGAATAGAACTGGCAGACGAAATTCTTGAGAAACCTCTGAAGGTCATGGAAGATATCAGGGATTCCCTCTGGCATAACCGGATGATTACAACCGAAGGGGAATTCCATTGCAATGTCAGGTTCACCCATTTACCCAGGAAAACTCCGGTCAGGGATATCAGAGCAGATGACATCGGGAAACTCATTTCGGTTGAAGGTATCATCAGGAAGGCGTCAGAAGTCCGGCCACGTTTAACCCTGGCGGTATTCAGATGTAAAGCCGGGCACCGGAATATCCGGGCACAGGGGTTCGGCCCGATGGTGGAACCGGATGTCTGTCAGGCAGATGGATGCAACAACAAGAAATTTGAGCTTCTTCCACCGCCACACAGCCAGTTCATAGATTCACAGCGGTTAAAACTTCAAGAACTCCCTGAGGGATTACGTGGAGGAGAACAGCCTGAAAGTATTGACATAGATGTATTGGACGATATCTGCGCAAGTGTCACACCTGGCACACGGGTTATTCTGAACGGTATCGTCAAACAAGTCCAGAGACGGTCACAGGGTCAGTTATCCACAACTTTCGACATTTACATCGAATGCAATTCCATTGAAGTGGGTGAAACGGACTTTGATGAGGTTGAAATCCGGGAAGAGGATGAAGAGGAGATTAAACAACTGGCAGCCCTCCCCTGGATACTGAACCCTGATACAAACATCCCTGAACCCGGAGTCTTTTCAAAGATAGCAGGTTCAATAGCACCGTCAATTTTTGGTATTACTCATGTAAAGCGGGCAATAGCACTTCAGATGTTTTCCGGTATCCCGAAGGAACTGCCGGACGGGTCACGTATCAGGGGTGACATTCACGTACTGATGATTGGAGACCCGGGAATAGCAAAGTCACAGCTCATCAAATACGTGACAAAACTGGTTCCCAGGTCAGTCTATACATCCGGCAAATCAGCATCGGCAGCCGGTCTTACAGCATCCGCAGTTAAGGACGAATTTGACGGGAGATGGACATTAGAAGCCGGAGCTTTTGTCATGGCCGATAAGGGTATCATGGGGCTGGATGAGATTGAGAAGTGCGATAAAGCGGCTCAGTCATCAATTCACGAGGCGATGGAACAGCAATGCTATGATGAAGATACTGAAATTCTCACCGTATATGGCTGGATGAAATTCTCTCATTTAGATTATGATACCGCTGTAGCGACATTAAACCCAAAAACAAATCAGATTGAGTATCACATTCCCGATGATATTGTAGTATATCCCTATTCTGGTGAAATGTGCCGAATCAAATCACGGCAGGTTGATTTGATGGTTACACCGAACCACAGATTGTATGTATCCCGTTGTATCAGAGCAGATAATTACGAACCATATCACTTTGTAGAAGCTCGTGACATGAAATTGAGTCAACGGGCTAAATTTAAACGCGATGGAATTTGGAAAGGTAGTTCTCCTGTTAAATTTGGATTGCCGTCGATTAAGAAATTCAAAAATCACATTGCAGAAAACGGATATGAAACAGGGATAAGAGAAATTCCCATTAAACCGTGGTTACGACTTCTTGGATATTTTTTATCGGAAGGTAGCGTTCATGGGAACAATGGCGTTCCTTATAGAGTTTCGATATCCCAAGTAAAACCAGAAACAAGATCGCGGATATTTGATGCCATCTCATCAGCAGGGTATGATTACAAAATTAATGGAGATAACATCGTCATTAATGACAAACAACTCGCAACGTATTGTTCTCAATTCGGATTACAACCAGAAAGATTCGTTCCAGACTTTGTTAAGGGCCTGTCTCCCGAATTGATACGCGAGTTTTTGAAAACCCTTGTTGATGGAGACGGACACGTCAATAAAAAGACTGGAACTACGACATACGTTACAATTTCAAAGCGACTTGCAGATGACGTTCAGGAATTGCTGTTAAAATGCGGTATTTCAGGCAACATTGTCAAAAGAAATACAAAAGGAACAGAATCAAAAATTCACGGGCGGACGGTCAGATTCAAACACGACACATATGTTGTATCTTTCATTCGAGAACAAGGAAACACCCCGAGTATAAATCAGAATGGGAACTCTCACATAACAACGGAAAATTATTCCGGCCGGGTTCATTGTGTAACTGTTCAGAATCACATCATTTACGTCAGAAGAAACGGGATTCCAGTTTGGTGTGGAAATAGTATATCAGTCGCAAAAGCCGGGATAACCGCATCCCTTCAATGCAGGGCTTCAGTTCTCGCAGCCGGGAACCCTGCAATGGGACGATTCGATGATTATTCCGGGCTTGCGGAACAGTTCAACATGCCACCGTCTTTGTTATCCAGATTTGACCTTATCTATTTACTGACCGACAAACCGGAAAAGACCAGGGACGAGATGCTGGCATGGCATATCCTGAACACCCATCAGTATGGCGAAGAGCTGGTCATTGCCAAGAAAGAGAGACGGCAGGCATCAGAAACCTATTCCGGCATCATCCCGGGCATTCCACCTGTCTTACTCCGGAAATATGTGGCATACGCAAAGGCCAATGTATTCCCGAAGATGACCCGGGAAGCAATGGCAAAATTGACCAGTTATTTCATGAATATCAGGAGCCTGGCAGATTCATCCGATAAACCGGTCCCGGTCACAGCACGGGCAATAGAGGCACTTATCCGACTGGCAGAAGCAGCAGCCCGGATGGAACTTTCACCGGTGGTAACAGAGGACCATGCATCCCTTGTCATTCAGATAGTGGATGAGTCACTGAAACAGGTTGCCTATGACCCGAAAACAGACACCTGGGACATTGACCGGGTAGTATCAGACAAACCGAAATCACAGCGGGATATGATTCGTGCAATAGAAAAGCGGTTCGATGACCTGAAGAACGAAAACGGACTCACTTCAGAGCACGAACTGATAAATTCCCTGGCAGATGAAGGACATTCACGGATAGGAATAGCAAACACGGTTGAAAAAATGAAGAAGGAATGCATATACACGGAAAAGAAGGGTGGATTCCTGAAGAGGTTGTAAAAATGGCACGAACTGAAAAGATTTATCCAATTAACAATCACATGGTCGGTCTCCGGGTAAGGGAGACTGAAATTCTCTCTGAAATATACGAGAACTGTGGCGGTGACATATTCGTATCTGAATACGTGAAAACCTTCGCACCTGACTTCAAACCGCAGAAATTTAAAATAACGAAATACATCGAGCAGGTGGATTCCAGATACATCCACGGCAGACGGATAACCAAGTGGAAACTGTCAGACAAAGCATACAAGCGACTGCTTCAGCACATGGGAGAACCAGACCCTGACCGGGTTCAGGAATCAATTGCATACGCGGAAAACATCACTGAACAATTGAGACAGTACAAAAACGAATACCTGAAGGAATGCCGAAAACGGGAGGCAACAGCATGAGCGAAATTATGGGAGAACTGAACCTGAACGCGATGTTTGAACAGAACCGGGCAAAACGTATCGGAATTTTCGACCAGAGACACCTGATGCAGATGGTATCCAGAATGGCAGATTATTCACAGGTTGAACTGGTTCGGGTCGAACACCAGGACGGGGATTTTGCTCTGGCAGTCCGTGAATACCGGGAGGAGGAACCGGCATCCGATACCTGGCTCACATTAGCCCCACGGGTAGAGGTGGATGATGAAGCCTGAACAGGAATGTCAGGATATCCTGAACCATTATCTGAACCAGATTAACCCGGGACAAATCAGTTCCAAGAGTGATGTCCGGGTTATCGTGAACAAACTCAGAGACCTTCAGATGGATTTGATTCGGGTTAGTTGGAAAGATGAGTCTCAAATACTGCGAAAACTTGGGAGGAGAACATGAACATTCCTGTTCTCATCACCACCCCCAATTTCACCAAAACCGTTGAACTGTCACCAAAGGCCATGACAGCCGTGATGAGCATCCTGCATTCGGGAGCAGAGAGAAAGAGCGGGTATCATCTCCAATACAGAATAGGAATATCAGACTTTGTGGTCAATAACGCACCACCAAAAGCCGTGGATTATATTGTAAGGGTCTATCAGGAGGGATTCTTCAATTGAGTCTGACCCGCGAAATCCTGATTGATGTGATGCACAACCGGGGAACCACATCAAACCAGATTCAGCACAGATTGAAAAATCATCCGGCACCCGTGGTCAGGTCACATATTGGAATACTGGTTGAATCTGGTCACTTGCACAAACGGGGGAACACGTTTCTGGACATTTCTCAGTCAGGAATGAAATACCTGATACCAGCCGGGAGACCCTGAATGGGTTCACCCTGTTTATCCTGTGAGCATGTTGGAAAATACCAGAGCATCCCGGTCAGATGGTGCGAATATTTCACACCAGGAAAATTGAACCTAAACTATCCGCACGCAATACCCGGATGTCCGAAATACGAAGAGAATACAGAGAGAACTGGATGGGATATCGCATGGTAGTCAGATGCATGTATCAGAAAACATTCCGGGGAAACCCGGTCTGCGTTGAACGAATCCACAAACGGGATTGTGCCTATCCAAGTTTTCAGTGTGATGTAAAAGCAGAGGGAGACGATGAGCAAATACCGGAATAAGAAGATTGAAGTGAACGGAATTAAATTCGATTCCACCAGCGAAGGAAGGAGATATGAACAGCTTCTGATAATGGAACGGGCACACGTAATATCTGACCTGATATTACAACCGAAGTTTCTTTTACAGGATGGGTTTAAGAAGTGCCCGGAATGTGGATGTATGCCGGAAAAGGGGAAGAAATGCCCGAAGTGCGGAGCAATGACCCGGACATTCAGACCGAGATATTACATAGCAGATTTTCAATACTTCGATAAAAAAGCCGGGAAAACCCGGATAGAAGATGTGAAGGGGAGCAAAGGGTTTATGACGGATTTGTTCCGGTTTAAATGGACATTATTTGAAGCAAAATACCCGGATAAGACTCTTGAGATTGTCACGGTAAAAGCGGAACCGAAACGACCAAAGAGAGCAGCCGCACAGGTGGCAATATCCGAAGCCCGGAGAGTGAAAGCGTGACAAGTAAATACCTGTCACGGCAGTATGACCCAATTATCCCTGAAGTCATCGGGATATGTGAAGAATTCAACAGGGAACGGTTCTCAATTCAGTGGTTATCTGATATCATCAGGGAAACTCCTGATAAATATCCAAATTTATCAAACCTGATTAACACGGTCCCGTTCCACAAATTCAAGGAATACACGTCAAAAACACTCGGACACAATGACCGGTTCGGAACCTGGAACAGCAAGTCGTCTAAATGCAGAGTTTACATTTACAGGGGGATAGAATGATGCTAATGGACCTTGATACTATCAAGGATGTACACGAATGGATGATGAATGAAATTATCTGGACTCATCAGATAATTCAGACCGAAGATGGCGAAATGACCTGGGAATACCCCTATCAGATGTCTGCCACGATTTATCATCCCTTGGAGGATATGATACATCCCTGTTCCTCATTTCAGGAAAAGCGGTGTGAAGAGTATGCAAAACAGATACTAGAACCATCCCTGAACGGGTTTGAATATACGTATCATGACCGGTTGTTCCAATATCCTGTGAATGGTGTTCAAGTCAATCAGATATATCATGCAATTCGGAAACTGAAACAGAACCCGAATACCCGGCGGGCAATAGCAATTACCCTTGAACCGAAGGCAGACAACAAAAACCAACATATTCCATGCCTTCAGTTTATCCAGTACACGGTCAGGGATGGGAGACTGCACCAGGTGGTTCTTTTCAGGTCAGAAGATATTCTATCCGCAGCAGGTCCGAATATGTTCGGGTTGGCCAAATTACAGGAATATGTATCAAAACAGGTAGGTATTCCAGTTGGAACCTATACCCATATTGTGACAGTCCCGCATCTGTATTTCATCCGAGATAAAGCAGATCTTCAGAGGTGGTTGTAATTGTTCAGACACAAAGGAGAACTACTTTATTCCATCCCTGAAACCGCAACACTGGCAGATACATCAGAAGAAAAGATACTCGGATACATCATCATCAATCAGATAGAGAGCCGGACGGTATTCGGTACAAGATATGTCACGGAAGCGGGTCTATCAGACCTTCTTTCCTGGTATGGGTCCACATATCACCC